CCTCATAACAAGTATTAGGATTATATTCTTCTGAATAATTTGCTCTATCATATTCATACATCTCAAATACTTCTTTTAAGAATTGATTTAATGTATTTTTTTCTTCTGCTGTATATTTTTTATTTTTCATAGTTGAATAATAGTTTTTAAAATGTGGATTGCAATAATTATTTTAGGTCTTAGTTAAGATGCTAAAAGTCTGTCAACTGTGACAAGGTGTCGCATCAACGGATTAGCAATGACTTAAGATCACTATCCAAATTCATCCTAATTGAGCCAAGTTGAAAACCGAGTGTGGTATACTAATGTTAATATAAATTTTAATAGATTTATATTTAGCTTTTTTAAATCGTGAATATTAGTTATACAAGTTCTCAGAACAGGAGTGCTTATGAAAAAGTTAAACTTTAAGTACAATGATGGGGGTAGAAAAATTGCGGGGTACAAGGGGCAAACAGGCGACTGTGTTGTAAGAGCCATTGTCATTGCAACTAATCTACCATATCAAAAAGTCTATGATGATCTTACTTTAGCTACTAAAGAATTTAGATTAAAATCAAATTCAAAATTAGCTTGGGGTATGAAACCAAAAAATGATAGTGCTAGACTTGGTACTTACAAAGTGGTTGATAAGCCATACCTTTTAAGTCTTGGTTGGAAATGGAAACCAACTATGTTTATTGGTCAAGGTTGTAAGACACACTTAAGATACGATGAGTTACCGATGGGAACAATAATATGTTCTGTTTCCACACATTTGGTAGCTGTTATTGATAAAGTTATTCATGATACTTTCGATTGTTCGAGAGACGGAACAAGATGTGTCTATGGATATTGGTACAAAGATAAATAACTAGAGAACACTAACTAATATTATGATTAAAAAACCAAAGGCTAGTAGGTAAGGGGAAAATCTTCAGATCTACTAGCCTTTCTTTTGGGAGTAACTATTGAACATTAACGATGGCTTTTTGGTTTGGAATTTCTTCAGGTGTATCCTTAACTTTATCTTCAGGTATATCCGTAACTCCTTCACTTAAGATTTTCTCTCGGATATAATTACTAATTGTTGTTGATAAAGCCACTAATTTTTCCTGTGTTTTCTTGGTACTTTTCAGAAAAGGATTAGCCTTATCACCCATATCATTAACCAAAGCTACATTTAATTTCTCAATTTGTGGATCAAGTTTAATCGTAGCCGTTCCACCCGATCCCTTGCCTTGCCTTGAATAATAGTTCCGACAAGTTTCGTCAAGCTGACTGAAGGATAAAAGCATTTTACCTTTAGCTTTATTAGGATTTAAATTAGGATTGTTATCTGTTACAAATTTACTCTTAACCCATAACTTATCACCCTTCTTCCCGTCTAAATGTTTACCTTCATCCTCTTCTAAAGACTTCGTTTGATATAAAACAATAGCATCCTTAAGGGCATCACCTAAAGCATCCAATTGATTTTTATGTGTCTTGGTTGTCCAAGTAACACCTAAATATTTTTGAGTGTATTCCTTTTTAAAATATCTAATGTGTTCATTGCCAATTAATTCTAATTCGTTTAAAGTTTTTTTATTATTTCCATCCTTATCACTATACTCTAGTTTAATATACCCTTTAGTGATTGCCTCGTGGACTAGTAACGTGGTATTTAAACGGGCATTGCCGTAGGTAACACTCCATTTAATCTGCTTATCTACTGCTCTCTTTGTATCTTCCTTGTTCTTTTTTATTGCATCAATTTTTTTGTTCATTAATATTCCTTTTTCTTTGTTTTAATTTTAAGGGTCAAGTGTAGTTATTATAACCCGTGTACACCACATAAGTAATAACTCTTGTTTCTCGTTGGAATACACCTGACCCTTATTTTATTCATCACCGAGTAACACCCGATATTTTAAGTGGTATCGCCACTATTACTAGCTACTTTTAGGTCTAGTAATGAATACGGGGTAGCACCTCTCGGATACTACCCCTATCTATCTACTTGGTCATATGATTTGATCAGTAAGAACTTACCCAAATAATTAGAATGTAATATATATAAAGAATACAAGAAAATAAGTCAAGCATTAAGATATCGAATATTCGATTTTTTCTGTTGACATTTATGTTTGGTAGTTTAGAGTGTTTCTGTGGTCAGGTTAAATAGTAGGAAGCAGGTGAATATATTGAATAGCCACAATCCTTTTACTATACTATGGCATGTAGATGAGTTTGAGTAAATTGATATTAGGCACGGCATATAGGGTGTTTACACTAATATAAGAACTTAAATGATACCACCTATATTTTATGGCTTCTACACGGTCAATGGATATTTAACTTTGACCACTTTAAAAATACTTTAAACTATGGCTAAAGCACTCTACACTTTACAAGAATTTAATCTACATGATGGTGATCATGAGTATACCCTTAATCTTATATTCAAAACTAAAGATCACCTTAGATGGACAGATAAAATTCTAATTGAAAAAATGTTTGGCGGTAAGGCAACGCAAGATGAGGATAAGTATGAGACTTGGTGGACAAGTGATGATCGCATGTGTTCATTGGGACATCATCATTTAATATCAGCTAACACAAAAAAACTTTTAAATCGTCTTGGGATTTATTAAAGTACACAAAAATCACCCCAAAAACTAAAGTCAAAATAAAAATATTTTGTCAACCCCCTAAAACCTAGTAAAATAGCACCTTATTTAAGGTGTAAAGTTAGTCCTAGTACTTGACAGACTATCCTATAATACATAGGTTTAGACCATATGTACAAAACGAGGAGGGTGTAATGCGTAATATATTTGGATGTCTATTCTATGGTGGGGTAATTATCCTAGTGGTCTATCCTGTAATTTTTTCTTGACATGATTGCTTGAACATGATAATTAGATCCTGATAATTTTAATTAAGGAGAACTATTATGACCCAAGAACATCACGAAGAATTAAAAGATCATCGAGATACAAAAAATAAAGCTGAAGCATATGAACGTAGGAAAAATAAAGTTGAACCTACTGGGGCATCATCTTCATATAAAGATCCTAGTTTAAATGAACTAAAAGCTGATCATAAACATTTTCTTTATAAACATAAAGTTAGTTCAACCCTTGAAGATTTAGTAAAGAAAATAAATGGTTTACTAAAATCATGACCATAGAAAATAAAAAGCCTGAGCCTACCATCAACGACCCCTTAACAAATTATCTTGAAAATGTAAGTAAAGAACCCGACTGGCAATACTTTGGATTACGAAAGAAAGATGTTTCATCACAGATCTCGGATGACCTTACATATTTTATTAAAGCTGACGGTGTTCCTTATGATATGATAGTTAGGCTTAAGAAACAAATTGATATGGCTAAGGCTATGATCAATGCAAACTTTAAGAAGACAACAAAAATTCTTGAGACCGAAAAGATACAAGAAGGTAAGACTAATATTTCTACATAAAGTTATGGTTGGACTATATCTATTAGGCTTCCCTAAGGGAACAAAAAAGCATAACATATTTTTACAAAATTGTCAATGAATACTTTAAATCACAACGTAAGTAATATCAGCAAGGGAGGTTCTCTTATTGGAGCAGAGGAAAATCTTGCCAAAGCCATGCTGGAACGTGCTTTGATGGATAGTCTTGGTAGCATAGGCAGTGTAAATTTTTGTTCCAAAGATCAGTTAAGTGTTATGCAAAGTCAGGCGAGGGATTTCTTTAACACAAGCAAACCAAGATTTAGATTGATGTGTGATATAGCAGGAACAGATCCCGACTACATAGTAATGCTACACAAGAAGTTACTTCATCATTATGAACGCGGGCATTTAAAAAAACTTAGTCTTAAATTAGTGATAGTAAAACTTATTAATTATTTATAAATTATGTTTGAATTATTTATATTTTTATTTACTGACTTTGATGCAAGGGTTGGTGTAAAATATTTATTAAAGGAAAAATTTATAGACTATCAATCCTGTGAAGAATATGTTGATGAGTATGAAGTTAATTTTCATTATACTATTAATAAAAAAGATTATAGGGTAGGCTTTACTTATTGTAAGCCAACAGAGAAAGGAAAAATAAATGAGCCAACCTAACGAACCACCACTGGCTTTCGAATCTTGGACTATTACTGTGGATCTAAATGATGGAACGAATATTAAAATTGGATCGGCAGATTTATTTACAGAACATGAAGGTCTTGCTAATGAAATACAAGAAATTGTTGATGAGCATGTTGAGGTACATCTAGATCATATGCGTGGAAAATATTCGGAGGGATAAATAAAATCAAATTCTAATGATTATTTAAACGCACAAAATACGGAGGCATTTGGTAATTATGTTAAGTATGAAATCAAAAAAAATAAAAACTAAAACTTATATCGTAGAAATTAGTAATGTTGAAAAAGAAATAACGGCAAATGATATCAAAGAAAGTTTAAAGAGTGCCTTAAATTACGGCATCGGTGATCCTGAAAATATTTGGAAGTTTAAAGTTACAACCAAGAAAAAATAAAATCATTGACAGATTAAAAAATTTCTGATATACAAATATCTTGTGAAAAGATATAAAATTAGACTATTTGGTCATGGTGTTCATGGCACCGTCAAAGTTTCCCTCAAGTCAGAGCCAACAGTAAAAATGATTGATTATATTAATCATGTAGCTGGGGTTTGCATTGAAAAAGGCTATATGAAATTGGAAAAGGATACGTTCTTTGATGATAAACGTGTAATAATTACCTACGAAGAATTATTTAATGGTGTTAAAAAAGAAAAAGAATTAATTTTGGGAAGTTGGGTTTGAATTACCAACAGCAACTGGCAGTTGTCGAAGGACTTTTTATTCCTCCCGATACGGAAATGCGAAGTGATTGTCCTTTCTGTCACAACAAGAATACTTTTATTGTAAGTACAACTGATAATAAATTAAGCTGGTATTGTTTCCATGTTTCTTGCAGTGCTAAGGGGGATAAACAAAAAGAAAAAGATATGCAGTATGTAGCCAAGACATTCAGACAAACCCAAGATGATACCCCTAGACAATTTAATGTTCCCGATAGTTTTAAATCTGTGCATTCAAATGAAAAAGCAAAACAATATCTACATAAGAATAATTGTTGGGAAGCCGTTGCCTGGGGTCGTGCTGATATTAAGTATGATGTTAAACAGAATAGAATTGTCTTTATGATTAAAGATCCTAAGGATAATAAATATGCAGGGGCTGTAGGTCGGGGACTTAATGCTCAAGTATATCCAAAGTGGTATATGTATACGGATAAAAGTATTCCTTTTAAATGTGGCAAATGTGATGATGCAGTTATCGTTGAGGATTGTGCATCCGCCTGTGCGGTATCTAATATTCTTACAGGGATTGCTATCTTGGGAACATCCTTAGTTAATAACCATAATAAATATATTAAACCATACAAAAAACTATACGTTGCTCTTGATCCTGATGCTACCTCTAAGTCATTTAAGATTGCAAATGAATTAAAATTTCAAGGCTTTACAGATGTTTATGTTAAACATTTAAAGGATGATCTAAAGTATTTTAATACTGAACAAATCAAGGAGATATTCTATGGTTGACAAAACGTTTCATGAACTTGCTAAAGAAAATCCTGATAAAACTTATAAGGAATTAACAGAGATGCAGGAAAGTCTACGACCTAAACAGGAAGTCACAGTTATTAAAAAGGATCATGTTGATTCATCACCAGAAATGAGAGATGCTAAAAGAGAAATAACTAAATTAAAAAAAGAAATTTGTGAGTTAAGACAGGATAACAGAAGGTTAGCCCATGAGGTTGAAGATAAAGTTAATCGAATAAGAAAGTCAGGACTTATATGAAATGTTTTTTACTTATGAGCTATGATG